GTTTATATGTCTTAACCAATTCAGCACGTTGCTTTTTTTCTTCTTCTGTTAAATATCCACGCTTTTCTTCAACAGCCTGTAGTCTATTAAGTTCTTCTGTAGCTATGAATAATTTTTCAGAATAAGTAGTTGATGAATCAGCTAACTTTTCCATGTTATCAACACCTTTTTCAGTCTGACCAAAGAAGCTACCTAAATAACCCAATATTGTTGGTAATGCAGTTGCTAACAACCCAAACGGATTTAAACCACCTAACAGATTAAACGCACCACGCAATAAACCTACAGCACGTTTCATGCTGTTAATGTTTCTCGCACCTTGCAATAACTGACCACCAAGATTTTTTTGTTGTGCTGCTACCTGTCCTGTACTAACAGCTAACTGCTGATTAGTCTGGTTTAATTGCTTATTAACAGCAACACCTGTCTGAGATTCTTTATTAAGATTCTTTTCAGTCTTAACCAGAACATCACGTTTCTGTGTTAGTTGTTGTGTTGTCTTAGCTTCGGTCTGTAACACATTATTCAATTCTTCTTGAGCCTGTGTTAAAACTTCTGAAACATCAGCACCATCTTCTAATGATGCATTCAATTCATCTATCTTTGCAATAGCAGAATCAACCTGTGCTTCAAATGATGCAGCATCAAATTCTAAACTATATACGTCTTTTATTTCCGCCATTTTCTTTTAGTTTATTAGCTTCCTGTAAGGCTTTTTCATTATCTCGGATTATCTGTTCCAATGCTGTGTAATAATCAATTAAACACCAATATTTTACATCCTGCATTGCAATAGTGTCACCCTTGCAAATAATATAATCATTCTCTCTGTTCTTACCTCTTAAATCTAATAACGCTTTTTGATAGTAGCTTGGTTTCTTATCTTTCTTTTCCTTAACCTGCTGATTCAGTTTCGGAAAATTTATTTTTTTGTATCGCTCAAACCTCTCAATATTTGTTCCATACTGGTCAAAAAAAAACTACGCAATTCATCATCCTGTCTGATAGCATCCAATTTGCGTTGTTGCGTTTCTTCATTTATTATGTACGGATTCTCACCATCTATGTAGAAGAAATATAACCCTGCCTGTATCAGCATATCATCCAGAGTAATATTTTTCATTCTGAATAATAAATCATTGATAACATTCTGTGACGATTCAACAAACTGTCTTAGTTTATCCTTAGTTGCATTCATCCAGGGTAAATCCTTAACGTTTGTCAAGACATCATTCATCTTATCCATGATTTCTTGTTTGCTCACTCCGTATTCGATTGCCAACATGCTTTCTTCTATCCTTTGAGACCGCTCCTTTGTCAGCTGACCTGCATTCTTCAGAATGTACCAGTTGTTGTCGTTGCGATCCGTAAAAATTCTCACAAGTTCTATGCGTTGGTTGGTCGCTTTTGGTATGTAACTGTTTAGCCATTTTTTAAAGTTTTTCTCGTTACGTTCTGCTCTTGTTTCCTTTTTAAACCATTTCATAATCAAAGTTATTAAGAAATTTTAATATCATGGCAAAAACTGTTTATTAAATAACGTAAATTGTCTAATAAGTCAGCCTGCCGTTCTTCACCCTTGCCTTTTATAATCTGTCTACTGTTATTCGATTTTATTCTTAACACATCCATACGCAAATTTGGACATTTATCTTCATATATTTTAAATTCTGGACATTTACTTATCAAAGTATTTACCTGGACATAAGATTCAGCATGGAATGGATTAGCTTTAGGTATGTAAAATTTATCCTTTGCAATCTGCAGTTCATCCTGGATAATTTCATAATATGTCACAGGAACCTTTTGTCTACCATCAGACCTGTTACCAGATGCATCTCCTGTTATCACAAATGGAACTGAACATGGATAACGTTGTTCACCCCAGATTCCTATCTTTTTACCTGTCTCCTGATATACCCATTCACGGATGGCAAAACATGTATCATATATTGATGCTTCACCACGATCTTCTGAACCAAGTTTAAATTCTTTGATTATGTGAACACCGTATTTGTATTTTGTCATTGCCACATCAGGCTGTGATAGTGTAACCTTTTTCATTACAGCAGCTGTCATTGGAATCTTATTAAAGTCAAAAGAGATGTACAACTGTTCAGTATTCCAATTGATAGGTTTTGAACGGACAAAAACCTTATTCTGTAAATCTTTATCTTTCAATACATATACCCATGCTTCACCAGAATAGTCAACAAAAACAGACATGTATTCCTGTTCAAAAGTTAAACTATCCAGGTCTCTGGATGCATCTTTAACCTCAAGCGGATCTATCTTTGGATTGTCTGTTGTAACCATTCTGAATGTCATCCAGTTTTCAGATGTGTTATCAGATTGTGGAAGATCAAGTTCTTTGTAGTAATTAAATTCGCATGAACCGTTTTTTGCTCCATTCTGACATAACTGATACCAGTAATTATCCTTACCTGCTGCAGTACCAATAAAAAATGCTTCACCTTTGTAATCGGTTAATGTTGGTCTGGCAACCGTTTTCCAATGATACTCCAGAATATGTGATGGAATCTTTTGCGTTTCTTCATAGATTACCCTATGATATTTACGACCTCTACCCTTTTCTTTTCTACCCTCATCACCAATAGACCATACTTCTAAAATACCACCTGTGACAAATTTAATAATCTTTGCAGTTTCATCTTTGTGAGTGATTAAACCATTGTCCGCAACCAGTTTATAAGTGTCAATGATACGTTGCCAAGACAATGCAAAGTCTTTAAAATCATCAACAAATATACCTACAAATTTACCCTCAAATACAGCAGGAAATATTAAAGCATTCGCAACAGATGTTATCAATTCAGTTTTGCCAAATCTCCTTGCACAGACAATGCAGTTAAATCTTCTGCGCTGTTCTTGTATCCGTTTCTGACCTGCATGTGGTCTGAATAAATTTATTTCTACGTTTCTTGCCATCTGAAAAAAAAGCAGCACTTTTCAATGCTGCCCACTATTAACACATAAAACTAAAAAATGCCCTTATTCAGTATAATTGATTTTCACATTGATATCATTGTTGCCGTGATCGTCATAATCTTTCTCTCTAAACTGAAAATTATTCTTCAGATTGAAGATGGTAACAGCTGCATTATTCTTTCCATCCAATGCTCTTTCCTGCAGATTTTGAAGCACTCTTGCCTTAGCTTTTTTTATTGTGTGGTGAAAAATAGCATGTGTTGGTAGTTTTTCATAATCATGCAAAGTATGTCTATCCATGTCTAACCAAACTGATAAACCCTCAACTGTATAAGGTCTGGGAGATGGTTTAGTAACAAGTTCACCATCTTTGCTTAGAACAGTTTCCATTCTTGCATCACACCATTCAAAATATTCTTCAATCAATCCTTGTAATTCTTCAACGTTTGTGAATTTCTTAGATCTACCCATTTGTAATTTTTAAAAACACCCTGCATTGCTACAGGGTTAAAACCTTTAAATTTTATGAAAACATCCGATTGATACAAAAATAATATTTTTATTTTCTTTTATTGATATTTCTTCTGATAATTTTCAAATTTTTGATTCTGTTATCCAGTCTGTTTGAATTTTCATAGCTGATAACGTGACCATCAGGTACCTGAATTTTTTCAAGTTCAATTATGAATCTGGACATGGTAATTTGTCTATTTTCTATCCAGGATGTTGGGTAACCTAGAGTGTTAATTTTCCATTTGTATTTTTCCAGGATAGGTTTAAGTTTTTTATCAATTTTTACCCAAACATCTGTGTTTTCTTGGCTTAAAATTATCATAATTGAAACAAATTGTTTTAAAGTTATTTAAAGGCTATTTTAAGACACTTTTTTTACATTGGTGATATATATACACCACTTTGCAAATAAAATTAAAATTTAGATGGTTTTTGTTCGATTTAGACGGTTTTTTTCTACAAAGTTTAAATTTCAAAAAAATATCAGTCAAAAACAGGTCAAAACGTCGTATTTGTCGCATTTAATGTCTAATTAAAAAAAAATCTTTCTGAAACGTAGTGTGGCACTATATCTTATTAATATTTTCATTATTATAAAAATAATTATATATATATAGAGAATGTTATTGTGTTAGACTTTTTCACACAGAGTCTCACATATTCTCTGTAACCCTTATTTTTTTTTTTATAATAATGAAAAATCTTCTGAAAGTATAGTAGTGAAGCATAATACAGAAAGATATTTTTTTAATTGTTAACTAAAATTTAACTAAAAAGTCGCAAAAACTTTTCGTGTACAAAAACTATTTTTATAAATATAGTTTAGTGTTGATACATTTAATGTTTTTTATAATTATTGTTGTTGTATTTCTTGTAATAATATAAAATGTAAAGACAAGAATAGAAATGAAACAAAATGTTTTATTTTTTTTATCGAAATTAGTATTATATTTGAGCATTATTTAACATCTAAAAATTAAAAATTATGTTGAAAATTTCAGGCAAAGTTATCCAGATTGGAACTATTATTGAACGTGGCGAAAAGAGATTTAAGACAGCAGATTTTGTTATTGAAACGGATGAAAAGTATCCGCAAAAGATAAAATTTGACCTGTTAGGAGACAAAACTGATATGATAAAACATCTATCAGTAGGTAAGAAAATTGATGTTCATTTCAATCTGAAAGGAAAAGAATATAATGAAAAATTTTATAATTCATTAGAATGTTATAAATTTGATTGATTTTTGATGTCTGCCATAAAACATTGAAAAAAGCCTTGAATTTTTACGTTCAAGGCTATTTTTTTTATACAAAGTTAATTAGTTTCTGTTGGACTATCTCATACCAGAACTGTTCACATCTGTCTGATAGCTTTGTAATATCTTCATCATTGCGTTTTACATGAGTTATTGATAAGCAAAGATGTTGTGGGAATCTCGGATCATAAGTCACAAAATCACATTCATCTCTGTTAGTAATCCATAAATATCCCTGTACCTGCCACCAGTAATCAGACAGGTATGAATCTGGATAAGAATGAACCACCGTATTATGATTAAGATAATTGTTTAAATGATTTATTGGGTTCCAAGGACATTTAATTTCAATGATTTTATTCTGTCCAATTAAACCATCAGGAGTACCACCAATGAAATTAAATTGTGAATGCATGATTGGTTCTAAAACATCAGTAACAGTATTCATGGTAAATTCCTGATAAGCATCTTTAGCGAATTGCTCATTGTCGTTACCATGTTCAAGTGCTTTAGCTGTTACTTCTGGTTTTTCTATGTCAAGTAGATCAAGAATAATTTCATCCGCATAAGTTAATGCAGTTTGACCAAAACCTTTACCACCTCTTGATGTGGTCATAATTTTAATAAATTGTGATGGACTAAGATGTGCTTTCATTATTGTAAAAGTTTTAAAGTGTTATCAGAAATATTGAAATATTGTTTTACTGTGTCAATTGTTGTTTCACCAGATTTAAGTTTAGCTTTAATTGATTCAAATTTTGGATTATCTGGCAAAAGTTCAGGTTTTTCTACCTTTGGTGCTGATGGTTTAATACGTAATGCATCAACTACAGATCCGAATGCTTTTACAGATGTGATATAAATGCTTACTTTTTTACCTATCCAATCTTCAATAAAGTTACTACCATGTGCTTTAGCAATGTTTTTAAAGTTGGTAGCATTCAGAATCATAGGTTTGTAATCTTCTGTAAATGTCATTACAGGAAGTTCTTCTGTTTTACCATCTGGTGTTGAAACTTTTTTTGTTTCAATGTTTTTAATAGTCAGGATTAGTTCTTTATCAACTATATCCCAACTACCCAAATAATTAGTGTCTTTTAATTTTCTCCAATGTGTTTTCATGTTACTTAGTGTTAAATGATTCTGCTAATGATTTTTTAATTCTGCTTTTTAGTTTGTCTCCGATGAATTTGTGATATTCATCATCATCTTCTACAAGATTCGCCCAGGTCGTTTTACTTCCAAGATTTATATTTAAATGCAAGAAATATCCATCTTTACAAAGTAGTAATGCGTCAGAACCTTCATCATAGACCAATTCAAATCCTTCAATTGTGTTTTTCATGTGATTATTTTTAAAAAATGTTAAACGATATGACAAAAATAAAATAAAAATATTATTTTTGCACTATACTTGTTGAAATAATTTAAAAAAAAATGAATTTAAGACCATATCAGGACACAGCAGTCAATTTAATTAGAGATTCTTACAGGATAGGTAAGAAGTCTCCATTACTTGTTTTACCTACAGGTGGTGGTAAAACTATTGTGTTTTCATATATATGTAAAGCATCAATAGAAAAGAATAAAAAGGTGCTTATCTTGGTCCATAGAGATAGCCTATTTAAACAGACAAGTAAAACATTGCAGACATTTAAAGTTCAGCATGGTCTGATAGGTGCAGGTTATTCAGCAAACTATAATTATACATGTCAGGTTGCAAAGATAGGTAGTCTTATTAACAGGATGGATTATTTCAAACCAGATTTAATTATTGTTGATGAAGCGCATCATGCAGTATCACCAACATATAAAAAGATTATCAGCAATTATGACAAAGCATTAGTTTTAGGAGTAACAGCTACCCCAGTAAGGACAAACGGTCAAGGTCTGGATGATGTATTTGATGAATTAATAATTGGTAGTTCTATACAGGAACTGACAGATTTAGGTTATCTGGTTAGACCTCGAATATTTATTCCACCTAATAATCTGGATTTAAAAAGCATCAAAACTACAGCAGGTGACTATAATAAAAAGGAACTTGAAACAGAAGTAAACAGATCAACGATAACTGGAAATGCAGTAGAACATTATAGAATGTTATGTGATGGTGTTCCTGCAGTTGTTTTTTGTGTTTCGGTTAAGCATAGTGTTGATGTGGCTAATGAATTTAGGCAGAATGGATATAATGCTGAAAGTATTGATGGTAGTATGAATCAGTCAGATATTGACAGGATTTTATCTGGATTAAGTTCTGGTGCTATTCAGGTTGTAACCAGTTGTGATTTGATAAGCGAGGGAACAGATATTCCTGCAATAGGCTGTGCAATACTATTAAGACCAACCCAATCAGAATCTTTATACTTGCAACAGGTAGGTAGAGCATTACGGACATGTGCAGGTAAAGATAGCTGTGTTATCCTGGATCATGTCGGAAATGTTGTAAAACATGGTCATCCACTTGCAGATAGAGATTGGTCATTATCTGGTACCAAAAAAAGCAAGAAAAAGAAAGATGCTGAACCAGATATAAAATTTAAGGTATGTAAGAAATGTTACTTTGTTTTTAATGATTCAAAATGTCCTGCATGTGGTGAACTGGTTGAATTGAAACAAAGAAAGCTAACAAAGATGGATGGATTATTGGTAGAACTTGAAAAGATTGATCAGAAGAAAGAATTATATCAGGCACGAACCTATGAAGAATTGAAACTTATTGAAAAGAAAAGAGGATATAAAAATGGTTGGGCTTGGCATCGTTGGAACGCTATAAAAAATAAGATATGAAACGAGTATGGACTAAAGAAATGACTGATAAACTAATTGAACTCTATGCAAAAACAAATGATAGAGAATTAGTTGAAATTTTTGGAATGGGCAGAAATAGAATAAGAGATAAAGCAAACAAGCTAAAGTTAAAAAAAGAAACAAGAAAAAAGAATTGGAGTGAAAAAGATGTTGAAGATTTAAAAAAATACTATCCAAATAGTAATAATGAATTTTTAATTAAGTATTTTGATTGCCCTATTTCAAAGATTTATAATAAAGCAAGTTTTTTAGGCATTTATAAGTCTAAAGAATATTTAGAAAGTTTAAAAGAAGTATTTATTGAAACTTTAAGAAAACATGGTAAATCATATAGATTTGAAAAAAATCAGGAACCATGGAATAAAGGAGTAAAAGGTTACATGGGTGCAAATGTAACCAGTTTTAAGAAAGGCATGAAACCTAAAAACTATGTAGAAGTAGGTTCAGAAAGAACAGATAAAGATGGTTACACTTTAGTTAAGATAAATGAACCAAGTTTCTGGGAAATGAAACATAGGTTAATCTGGGAGAATAATTATGGTAAAATACCAGATAAACATGCAGTAATATTTATAGATGGTAATAAAAAGAATTTTGAATTAAGCAATTTAGTATTAGTACATAGAAGAGATTTATTATTTTATAACAGACATGGGAAATATCCACCTGAAATAATGGAGACGCAAAGATTGATTTATAAACTAAAAAAAATTATTAAAAATGCCAAGGAACAAGATTAACGATTTAAGAAATTTGTTATTTGAACAGATTGAAAAGATGATGGATCCAGAGTGTGATTTAGAAACTGAAAAACACAAAGCTGAAATGATTTGTAAGTTAGCACAGGTAATTGTGTTATCAGCAAAAGTTGAAGTTGATTTCTTCAAAGCATCTGGTTATGATGCAGGATTAGGAACAGGTTTTATTCCACTTGAAATGCCGAAAGATGCTTGAGTTTAGAAAACTAAATACTACAAAAGAAAAACTTAGAGTAAGAAATGTTGAATATGTTTTATATCATATATCTACCGAGGGTAATGTAGCATATATAAACAAAGCCAGTTTAGGCTCTAAACAATTTCTTATTGAGATAGTAAAATTAGCAGATTCAAGATGGTATTTTCATGTAGAAAACAAAGAAACTTTGATATTTGACAGTCGTATTGGTAATGCTTATTATTCTTCTGCATCAGATGCTCACACAGCTTTAATTAACGCTATACTTGAAAAGTATGAAAGAAAAGAATCTGCAAAATTTACTAAGATTAAATCTACCAAAAAACGTTAGACTATTTCGGAATAACGTTGGAGTTTGTAAGACTGAAAATTCTACTATTGTTTATGGTCTCTGTACTGGTTCATCTGATCTAATTGGATGGACAAGTATAGAGATTACAGAAGAAATGATTGGAAAGAAATTAGCAATATTTACAGCATTTGAGATTAAGACAGAAACAGGTAAAGTTTCACCAGAACAAAAGATATTTTTAGAAAATGTAAAAAATGCAGGTGGAATTGCTAAAATTTGCAGAAAACTTGAAGATTTAGATTTTAATTTATAACCACTAAATACACAAAAATGAATTGTAATTATTATGACAGTCTTACCACAAAGACTGCCAAGAAAAAAGACATCTTTGATATTTACATTGATATATGTCAAGGTGCATATCAGATTCAAACAGATTTCATCCAGAAGAAATGGGAACAAAGTCTAATGTTTGGATTTGATGAAAATGAAAAGTCATCATACCAAGCTGACAAAAAAGAAAAGTTACCATGCGTTGTTTTCTCTGGTACATTTGACAGATACAAAAGTATAGAAGATCAGATTGATTCTGTTCACTCTGGCAGGATGAACATGGATATTGATCTTAATAATAAAGTAGAACTTGAAGATTTTGAAAAATTAGTTAAGTCTGGTAAAATTCCATTTATTGAAGCATGTGCAAAATCTGTTTCTGGGAAGTTTAATGGTTCTATGTGGATAAATGTTTTAATATCCATACCTGAAACTTTTGATAAAATTAGTGAATTTTTAGTCTCCAAGTTAAACCTAACAAATGAAAATTATATCTTAAAACTACATACAGCTTATTATGATATGTTTTCAGATATGTTGTTTAGAGAGTTGAAAATATCTGCAGGTTCTACAAAAGATGTAAAAAGATTAAGATATTTGTCACACGATTCAGATATTTATATTAACTATGATGCTAAATATTTAGATTTGAAAATGCTGGAGATGTGGTATAATATTTTACCTCCAGACAAGATGGAAGAAGAAATTAACGAACAATTTATTGAAGAAAATGACCTATATAAAATCGCTCTTAAATACGCTGAAAACAAAGTTGGAAAATGTATCACAGGGAATATACACAACTATGTGCTTTATTTCTGTATTATTGCAAATAGAATGGGAATCCCTGAAAAGGATGCTAAGAAATTTGTTGAAGAAAAACTTAAAGTAAACATCACAACTAATTGTGTTGAATATCCTTACAAAGCATATAAAAACGATTTTGGGACATTTAAACCAAAACCAAGACCAATATCAGCATCTGGAACAAATAATGCCACAGAACGCAAATCTGAAACAATTGAGAATATATATTTTCGCTATTTAGGTTTTACTAAGCAGTCAGATAATGTTCAGCTATTTAATTTTTATGTTTTTGGCAGTAAGACAATACTAAGTCTGGCAGCATCAAAGCTGAATAAATCAAATTTATATACTCTTGCACCAATTAACTATTGGCAAACAAACTATCCTAAAAAGAATGGATTTGATATTGATGCTGCTATTAATCATATTATTGAAAACAGTAACAGAATTGGTTATTTTAATCCTAACAAAATAAGAGGGAGAGGAGCCTGGATAGATAAGGGTAGAATAGTTATTCATTGTGGTTCACATCTGTTAGTAGATAACAATCAGTTTGCACTTGGTGATATTGATACAGAATACTGGTATGAACTGCAGCATCCGTTAAATTTAACAACTGCTAATCCATTAACTAAAGATGAATCACATAAGATATTAGAAACAATACAAAAACTTTCATGGGTAAGAGATGTAGACTGTATTTTGTTAGGTGGATGGGTAGCATTAGCACCTATTTGTGGAGTATTAAACTGGAGACCTCACATCTGGATAACTGGTGGAGCAGGTTCAGGTAAATCATGGGTAAACAGAGAAATATTACAGAAATTTACTAAAGACATAAGCATATCAGTACAGGGTAATACATCTGAAGCAGGATTAAGAGAATTTATAGGTAATGATGCTATAAATGTTTTATTTGATGAAGCAGAGGGTGAAAATGAACATGCACAGATACAGATTCAAAAAGTATTACAGTTGATGCGTTCTGCATCTTCATCTGATGGTGGTGTTATCGCAAAAGGTACAGGTTCAGGAGCAAAGACTTACCAGATTAAAAGTTGTTTTGCATTCTGTAGTATTGTTCCACAGGCTATTCATAATTCTGATTTACGCAGGATAACAATTCTGGAACTGAAAAAAGGAAAGTTGAATAATGAAAATTTTATTGAACTTGAAAAAGAGTTTAGAAAGTTTGCGACAGATGATTTTGTGAAAAGATTCCAATCAAGGATAATAAATCTGATTCCGCAGATTCTAAAAACTATTGAAGTATTTACAAATGTGATAACTGAAAAATTAAGTAATAGAGCAATGGGTGATCAACTTGGAGCATTATTAGGTGGTTGTTGGCATTTAAGTAATGATTCTATTGCAACAGTTGAAGATGTTATGAATCTTATCTCTGAAATTGATTTTAGTGAAGAACAGGGATTAAATTCAGTAACTGATGAAATGAAATGTCTACAGCATATATTATCTATCCAGATAAGAGTTGATACAGATCATACTGGACAACATACCAGAACAGTTGGTGAATTGTTAGAGATACAAGATGAATGTATATATGGTGAATCTGCAATTGTAAATAGTAAGACTGCAGAAAAAGTATTAAAAAGGAATGGAATAAAGTTAGAAGATGATTTTATATTTATAAATCCAGATTCTTCTGTATTGCAAGGCTATTTAAAAAACACATCATGGACCAAGAATTATGGACAAATTTTGTCCAGGATTAAAGATGCAGAAAAAATAAAAAGAACCTATTATAGCACAGGTATTTATGCTAAAGCAGTTAAAATACCATTTAAACCAATACTGGAAAAGTATTCAGATATTTAATTACATTTTTAAACAATTTCATTATGACAAACGACAGAGCAAACAGAGCAGCAGACATGTATTTACTTATTTCATGTTTGAATGCAGGTATTTATTCTATTACTCAATTGAATCCAGATGGTATGAATAACCAAGATAAGATGGTTTATAAAAATCTTAGATCATTCATGCAAAACTTTTTGAAGGGTCTTGAACGTAAAGTTACAAAAGAACAAGTAGCAGAACTACATTCATACAATTTTGAAAATGTAGGTGCAATGACAGAGATGATGGCTACAATTGCATTGTTACCACCTAAACAGGTTGAATGGTTTATGGAAGAAGTTAATAAACTTAGTTTTGCAGCATTAAATAGAGAATTGTCAAAATAATTTTACTATTTATGCTTAAAATAAAATTATTATTTTATATTTGTGTTAATATTATGTGTGTTTTCATTTAGTGGTCATGCTCTGTGTAAAAAGCAGAGCATTTTTTAAACAAACAAACTATGTATTTAACATTTGAGCAGGCATTAAGTAAGATTAAAGATAAGAAACCCAAAAATACAATGTATGCGGAAACAAGAATCCGCATGCTAATTAAGGATGGAGAATTACAGGAAGCGCACCCAGAAATATATCTAAAGCATGATGATGGTAATTTAGTTAAATATGAAAATATTATCATCTCCAGATTAGTTACAGAAAATTCAGTTAAACACTATATAGAAATAAGAAAACAGGCAAAGAAACTGTATGGTGTTATTCCAAAAAAATCAACTAAACTCAAAGCAGTATTTCTGGATGGCACACAGATTATTTTTGATAGCATAAATAATGCACATCGTTTTTTTAATATTGATTCCAGAAAAATAACTAAATCATTCAGAAACAAGACATTTATAGAAGTACCAATCCATGAAACAAGACGGATGGATATTTCTTCAGACATACAAACAGAGAACGTAAGATTTTATTTAATTTAAAACCACTTAACACATGAAAAATCTGATTTATTTAGCAGCAATTGTTATGATTTGTTTTTTGTTTTACATCCAGTTTGATGCAAACATAAACTACAAAGAACAACCAAAAGAAGTAGAAAAAACATTACTTGAAGACACAATAATAATTGACACAACAGATCCTGCTGATTCTGTTATTTTACTTGAAACATCCGTAAAGAAATCAGATAGAGAAATAGCCATTGAACGCTATATTAAACGATTTACACCAGTAGCACTCCAGGAACAGGAAAAATATAATATCCCTGCATCCATCACATTAGCACAAGGTATATTGGAATCCTCTGCAGGACAAAGTATAATGGCTATCAAGGATAATAATCATTTTGGTATTAAATGCACTACAAAATGTTTAGGTTGCAGATGCGCAAATTATTCTGATGATGACATTTATGATATGTTTAGAATCTTTGAAACTGCATGGGAAAGCTACAGAGAGCATTCTAAAGTATTATTAAATGAAAGGTATAAATCTTGCTTCAAATCGAAATCATATAAGCATTGGGCAAAAGAATTGCAAAGATGCGGATATGCAACCAGTAAGAGATATGCTAAGAATCTGATTAGTATTATTGAGACTAATAAATTGTATAAATTAGACAAGTAATTTTTTTTTAACACATAAAATTTTTTAATCATGAAAGTAGTAAATCAAGTTTTAACAACCAATGATTACTCTTTATTCAAAATTATCAAAGGGAATAGAGATGTAAACAAATTACACATTAAAAGACTTGTAGACAGTTTTAGAGATGAGTATTTATTAACTCCTCTTATTGTAAATCAGAATTATGAAATTATTGATGGTCAGCATAGATTTCATGCTGCAAAGGAATTAGGACTATCAATAAATTTTATAATTTGTAATGATTATAGTCTAAAGCAAGTTCAATTACTCAATACCAATATGAAAAATTGGAAAAAGATTGATTATTTGAATACATTCTGTGATTTAGGTTATGAACATTATTTGAAATTTAGAAATTTTTTACAGACATATCCAGATTTTTCTTTAGAAACTGTTATTGGTTTATTAAGTAATAAAACTGGTTTTGGCAATAAAAGATCATCTTTTACTTTGATTACTGATTCTAATAAAAGAGGATCATATGATTTAAAAACTTTTGAGAATGGTGAATTTGAAATATATGATTATAAATTAGCTTGTGTATATGCTGAAAAAATATTAGAAATTAAACCACTTTATGATGGATATAATAGAAGAATATTTGTACTTGCAATGTTAAACATGTTTAAACATGAAAATTATAATCATGCTCAATTCTTACAAAAATTAAAATTAAATCCAACAGCATTGATTGATTGTAATAATGTTACTCAATACAAAGAAGTAATTGAAGAAATATACAATTATAGAAGCAGAGAAAAAGTTAATTTACGTTTTTAATAAGCATAAATGAAAAAGCCAATTTATATATTCTTGCTTCTATTCTGTACCAGTTGTCTTCCGATCATGCGCACTAAAAGTTATGGTACTGATTGTGACAAAACAAAATGTGGTGGTATGACAAGATTAAAAAAGCAATGCAATAGAATTACTACTAATTGTTCTGGTAGATGTAATTTTCATTAGGGACAAATTGTCCCCAGATAATCGAACCACGAGGCATCCCTTAAGAACTGCTCAACAGCTGTGGACATAGATGTGCAATGAAGAACCTTAGATTCATGGTCTGGCATAAGTTGTACTTAACCTGAATACTGCCCTGCTGACGAGCAGGGTAAGGTCAGGGGATAAAATTCTTATCACTTAAAACTTAAATTATGACAGCAGTAGAAATATTTTTTAATGATTTAGTTAATCAAGGATTTATTGAATATAAAGATGATTCTTTAGTTCAAAACATTTTTAATGCAGCCTTAGAAATGGAAAAGCAGCAGATAATAGATGCTTATGAAGCAGGTTATCAAGATGGTGATGCTATATTAGGATATGAATATTTTGATAATTCAGAATCGTATTACAATAAAACTTATAAAAACAATTACAATGAATAAAACTGCGATTGAATGGCTAATCGAACAATGGCCAAAATTAGAGATGGACGTTCCTTTTTACATATTGGATGCGGCCTATCAATTAGAAAAGTCACATATGATAAATTTTTTTACTTACGGATGTATGACTCAAAATGACAATATTACATCTGATGAGATTTTAGAACAATTTAGAAACTATTACGATAAACAATTTAACAATGCCTGACCTCACACTATGCACAAATTCAGAATGCCAGTTCACCGAGTTTTGTTTACGGTACAAGGCAACACCGAGTGAATATGTACAATCTTATATCAGATTTGAACCTCAAGATGATAAATGCGAATTTTTTATACAGATTATAGATGAAACAGATTATTTAACTAAAGCATCAGAATTATTATGAGTATTGAATTAAATAAAATTTATAATGAAAACTGTCTTGATACAATGTTAAGGATGCCTGATTGTTTTATTGATTTGATTGTAACTTCACCACCTTATGATGATTTAAGAACTTACAATGGTTATTCTTTTCCATTTGAAGATATAGCAAAGGAATTGTTTAGAATAACAAAGGAAGGCGGTGTTGTTGTTTGGATTGTTGGCGATGAAACAAAAGATTTTTGCGAAACACTTACATCATTTAAACAGGCAATTTTCTTTACTGAATGTGGTTTTAAATTGCTTGACACAATGATTTACGCAAAAAAATCTTATGCTCCTGCATATCCTACAATGATGCGATATGCTCAAACATTTGAATATATGTTTGTTTTTAGCAAAGGCAAACCTAAAACATTTAATCCGATACAAACTAATAAGCAAAAATCTTCAATATCAGATAGGATGGAAACGAATGGATTTAGGCAGAAAGATGGAACGATAAAATACAAAAGGATAAAAACAGATAGCTTATTGAAAGATGAATGTAATGTTTGGGTTTATGCTACTGGATTTGGCAAAAGCAGTATAGATGAAACTTCATTTTTACATCCTGCAACATTTCCTGAACAATTACCAAAAGACCATATTCATACTTGGAGCAATGAAGGTGATATTGTTTACGATTGTTTTGGAGGAAGTGGTACAACAGCGAAAATGGCACATTTACAAAAACGACAATGGATATTATCAGAAATAAGCAAAGAGTATGTAGAAATAGCACAAAAAAGGATTCAACCATATTTAAATCAAACATCATTATTTTAATAACATGACACCGAAAGAAAAATCAGAGCAGCTAATCGCAGAATTTAAAAACATCCTGCAAGATGAAGACACAGATTGTGGAGAAGAGATTCTTTGCACGCTTATAGCAATTAAATGCGCAAGGTTGACAGTAAGACACGTATTGTCAGGAAATCCTCACAGCAACCCATTTAATACCCAATTAAACAGCACCTTTGATTGGTGGTTTGAAGTGTACAACGAACTAAATAAAGATTTATGAAAAATACCGTTGAACTTTTAGGATTCTATGGATCTGATGAAATAATTGCATGTTCAGCCTGGACATCAACATCCAGAGAACTAACACCAGAGAAACGTGAACGTATTCCAAAACTAATTAGTGAATTATGGTCGAACGGTCACGAAACACCATTCGAGAAAGGAACCGTTCATTTTCTGGTTAACTGTGACATTGCATCACATATTCATCTGCTAAAACATAGAATAAGCAGTTTAAATGCTGAATCAGCACGATATAAAGAACTGAAAGAGGACAAGTTTTATATTCCAGAAGATTGGACAAAGTATTGGGCATTAAGACTTGAAAGTTTTACAATTGAATCAAATCAATTATATCATGAATGCTTGAATAATTTAACACCTATTTTAGGCAGGAAACGTGCAAAGGAATCAGCAAGATATTTTAAGACATATAATAGTCAGATTCAGTCTGATGTTATGTTTAATATTCGTAGTTTTGCAAACTTTCTAAAATTAAGAAATTCGGAACATGCACAGGTAGAGATTAGAATGATAGCAAAGGAGATGTTAAGACTTGTATCTGAAATTGAAAATAATCCATTTGAACACACTTTGAAAGCAATATATAATGGATGACATTTATATAAACAGAGTAAAAATATACAACGGTACGGAACAGGAACGGATACAGTGTTTTATCAGCATGTTTAGAACCTATAAAAACTATGATAAGAAATTAGGTCTGGATAGGATAATGAAACAACCTACTAAACTTAAAAATATTGGAGCATGGCGCATTAAAAATTGGGGATGCAGTAGTAATGCTTTAGAACAGTTAATTGAAGCTGATAACACCGTTTTTTTTGAAACACATGATGGATTTCCTTTGAATGTTTTTAAGATGTTATCAGTCAAACATAATACGCTTCAAATATCATTGCTATCCTGGAATCAGATTGATTGTATTGCACACAATTATCTTTTGGAGAATGGAGAAATATTGAAATATAATTTGATAACTACAGATGAAAATGAGCATTTATACCAACAGATGATGTTTTTATTTCAAAGATGCTATTATGATAAAATCTAAATATATATTTTTGTTTATAGCAGCAGTAATAATTGAAATAGCCAGTACATTTTATATCACATCTGTTGCAGAGAAAAACACGTTAGCAATGGTTTTTTGGGCTTTTATAGGACCGTTTTTAGGGTTACCATTCTTAGCCTATCAGATTGAAGCTGAAAATAATTATCAACGTATTCAATTAGCTTTTTGTTACGGATTAGGATATGCAACAGGTGCTTACTTAGTAAATTTATTCAGATGAAAAAATACGGAATATTTGAGATTGGAGCAGATAACAGATTGATTTTTTTAGCTATCTATGAAAGCGAATTAGAAGCTGAATCAAACATACCAAAGGACAAAAAATTTTATATCATATTAAAAATTTATAGCAATTATGAAAAAGGAGATTTTGAATTGGGCAAAGGAGCGGAACCTGTTAGAAAAATCTAATAGCAGTAAGCAATTTATTAAGTTAGTTGAAGAATTGGGTGAATTAGCATCAGCAATGGGCAAAGATGATATAGTAAACATCATAGATGCTATTGGTGATATTCAGGTAGTGTTGATAATTCTGGCAGCGCAATATAATTTAGATGTTGATGATTGTTTGAATACAGCATATTTGCAGATCAAGGATAGAAAAGGTAAAACTGTTAACGGAATTTTTATCAAGGAATGAAAATAATACAGAACGTTAGTCAAACAAATTACAGCATAGTGGCTAAAACTTACGGTAGTTTAAAGATAGATAAGGTAGTTTATGTCTATCTTCATCAGCATGATTCTTTAATACCAAAATCGCTTTATGCTGAATACAAGAAACATAAATCATTTGAAGATTTTTTAAATATTTACAAAGATGCTTAAAACAATAATTTTATACTGCCATTATTTTTTTGCAATTCAATGTCAGGAGCAATATAAAATACCTGCTTCAATACAATTAGCACAGGCAATGTTAGAATCTGGTTATGGTCAATCCAATGTAGCCAAACAATCTAATAATTGTTTTGGAATCTTAGCATTCTCTAACTGGAAAGGTGATGTTTATAGAGTAAATAAAAATCTTGCATTCAGAAAATATGATAGCATCCATTGTTCATATCAAGATCATGCAGAATTTATGGCATATCATTATAAATCAGCTGTAGGTAAGAATTGGAAATATTGGGTAACTAACTGCAAAGGATATGCAGCACATAATAGTTATTGGAAAGTATTAGAAAAACTTATTATTGATAATAAATTAGACAGATTTGATACAATATGAATTGTGTAGTAAAAGCAGTAAAGACATTATTTCCAGATTCAGATTATAGTCAATTTACGGACAATGAAACTGGTTACACAATGGGAGACATCCAAAGAATGATACCAACCGAATTTACAGTCTATCCTGTTTTGGTTGGATATAAACATATTACTTGGCATGAACTTAATAGATCTTCCGTATTGCCACAAAATAACGTATTGCTGCCATTATTTATCTTTACCTATAATCATTGTACACTTGTCTATTATAATCCCTATGAAGCGATAATTTACGATACTGAAAAGAATAATCAGCTTTATGCTAAAACTTATTTTGAAACTGTTCTATGTTATGAAATAGCCACAATAATTAGATTTAGCGATAAGTCACAACTGGTAATAAAAAAACAGGACTGATTGTTACACCAGCCCTGCCGCAGACAAAGGAACGCAAGAAACAGAGATTATTTTTTTAGTTGTT